AACCGGTCTGCCAGCGGGGGCTGGAGCCTATAGCTTTTACTAGCCAGCCATCAACTCGTCAAAAGCCTTATCCACGCTTGACTTCTTGTTGGTGTTATACTGAGTGGTTTCGCGAGACCGAGACTCAGCAGACTTGTCACCTGATAGCATTGCGTCTAGGATAGCGCCAATCTCTTCTGGAGAGTGACGAGTGAACAGAGCATCAATGTCCGGCATGTTCTGAAGGAGACCGGGTACGGCATCCTTATCTGTCAGAAGCGGACTGGTGTTGCGGCGCATCTTCATGTTGGTCTGTGGGTATGCACCTGGGCGAGTTGGCTTGGTGTATGTGATTGTGATATCAGTGCCACCATCGGGGTCCGTGATGTCGCCATACTCTGGGTCAAGAATGTAACCAAGCAGAAGCTCGTAGGCTGTCTTGCCATAGCCATAGACCTTGACACCCTCGGACTCAAGACCGCGCACCACCACGGGTGAGAAGTAACGATTGCGAACGAAGAGAGACTTTGCAAGCTTCTTGGTTTCCTCGTCGTTGTTGTCAGTTCCATCGCGCCAAAGCTGTGAAGCGAAATCACAGATGGGACACTGTTCACCAAAGTTACGTTTAGGGCACATAACACCTGCGCGGTGTCCTTCGATGTTGTAGTGAAAGAAGACCTCCTTAAGCGGATCTCCATCTGCTGTTGGTACGATACGCACGTCGGTGTCGCCCTCTTCTGGCTTAAACCAGACGCTTGTTCTGTCGCTCTTTCCATTTCCTCGTAGTGCGGCGAGCTTCTTCCGCATAAGTTCCATGTTGATTCCCATTATAGTCTCCTTGTTGTTGGGTATAGTATAGTAAGCGTTCCTTACCATCTTAATGTAACACGCTGTCCAAGTCCTGTCAAGCGTATTTGTTTGGGGAGTATGTCTGTGAGCTTCTCCCTTGCTCATCTATAAAGTAACTTGCTCAGCCTCTGCTGTCAAGTATTATTTGTCCTTGAATATAATTTGTGTGTGCCACACAGAACCCAAAGTCCGTTTCATAGGGCGATTCATAGATTGCATAGGTCACATTTTTGAACGCATTTCGGGGTTTGCTTTTGAGACTTTGGACCACCTTCGAATGAAGCTTTCCGTCCGTCTCCAGGCGCTTTTCCGCTATACATAAATAGTATGCTACGTCGCGATCTTCCTCTAAATTATAATACCATTGTTCAGAAAGTTTGTCTATCGAAATCAATCCAACTGAACGTATCTTCTGCACTTCTGACGGTTTTGTCAAGTTGCCAACAAGCGGCTCAGTGTGGTCAAATACATTTAGATAGTGAACAGCATAATAGATGTTCTTGTTTATCATATCAAAGTATTTCTTTATTGGAATCTCACCTATTGTCTTCTCGATTGCCGGGTTTGATAAAACTGTAATACTCTTAAAAAGTCCAGACCTTGCATACTGCTGTAGTATGCCAAATATGGCCCTTTCTTGCAATCTAACATTGCCTATCAAAAGGTCTACGTCTGGTTTAATGTAAAAGATCTCTATCTCTCTGTCTCTTATCTGCTGTAGGATTGCAAGCGTGTAATTTGCTGAAAAAGATGAGCCGCAAAGGAACACCTGAACCCTGTCTTGAATCGCCTGTAATGTCTTATACGATGAAAGCTTCGGCGCGTTCTCCTCGCAATCTTCTGCCTTCTCTGCTCTTGGTAAATCTCTCGTGTATTTTGTATTATCTCTTCCCTCCGAGAACAAAAAACAATTATATTCTTTGTGCTCTTCAAACAACGACACCACATTACACCCAGCATCGCCTATGCCTATCAGCGATATCATAACTTTAACTCCTTCAACTCTCCATAATTCTTGCCTGCCTTAACATTTGCTCTGAACGAACCAAGTTTGTTGTTCTGGAACACCTCCTTCAACTCTGGTATAAGATATCTATCATCCTCATGGATGTCAAGCACAATTTCATCATGAACTATGAAAGCAACCTTGGATTGTTTGCTCTCAAGGATCTTGTCAAGCTCCACAGCACGATCGATTGTAAGATCGGCTGTCGTGCTCTGAATGATGTAGTTGAAAGCACGACGCTGATCGACCTTGATCTTTCTTTTGAATGGAGTCTCGACACGATCACCATAAAAGTAGTCTCCGATTACCCGCTCTCTGCTGTAAACAGAGTCGTTTAGTGAATTATCTTCATTATTATAGAATGATGCGAAGAACCTTACTTTGGCTTCCTCTCGATCTATCGGATGATCGCCATACAAATGCTTCATGTTCCACTGATGGATATCTTCTTCTGGCTGCTCAACACCAGAGAGGGCCAAAAAAGTTCTGACTTCCGCGCCATTGTAGTCAAATGATAGAAGCCAATCGTTTGTGGGCTTGACTATCGAGCGCAGTTTTGACTTCATTGTGAGAACAGGAAAGCTGTCTTTATTGGTCGTTAGACGCCCCGTGACAGTTCCAAAAAGATTATAGTCAACATAGTGTGACTTCTTTTTTACAAGCTTCTGTATGTCCTGTCTGTCCGCTGTAGAGGTCATAAGACTGCGGCATCCCTCAACGTTCACGTTCAACTTCTGGTAGCCGATCTTATGAATTAGTTTGTAAGCACGGTCAAGGTGATCGTAGTTCTGTGGCTTGCTGTGATTAGCGAACACATGCTCTGTGATCTTGTTCCGCATCTCACAAAACTCTAGCAAGAAGTCGCTTGGCACGAGATCAAAGAAACAATTCTGATGCAGATCAATCTTAGCGATTTGAAACGACTTTAGGTAAGCCTTAAAGGTTTTTTGTAGTTCTATAAAGTCTTCCTTAAGAGTCTCGGGACAAACATCTTGTAGTTTTTGCCCACCGCATCGTAGCCAAGCATATTCAACATCGGGATCCTGAATGGAACCAGTGTATTTCCAAGTTTTTGAGAGTCCCGTTGGTACGCTATTGAAATGCAACTTGCCATTGGAATACACACCAATACATTCTGACTTGTCGTCAAGGGTTTGAAAGATCATCGTTCCTCAATGAGTTTTTTTCTTGCTTCATTAATATAGCTTAGTGATCCTGTACTGTCAAATGGTTGATTGATAATTCTTTCAAAACGATCAAGGGCAAATGATAAACCTAGTTTCTGGTATATGTTGGAACAATCCATCATTAGTTTTTTGCTATCGCCGGTAGTTAAAAGTTTATCCTCTTCCATCATTCTCACTTTAAAATAAAAATTTAACAATTTTATCTCTGAAATTTGTTTATCAAACTGTTCGATGGTTATTGTTGGCACATTTACATATCTTGTTTTTTGCACACCATCGCATTCGTAGGGCTCAGCATACATTCCTACATTTTGATTATAAAGATTAAGTAAATAAAATTTCAATTTTTTAAAAAATGTCAAATCTGTTCTACCATAAGCATTGTTTAAAATCGAATCTGTAGTTATACGATTATAAATCCTACTATATTCCAAACACTCGCTAGTACCAATATCGGCAACAATGCGCCAAGGTATCAATTTATCTACCATAAAACCATATGATCGGCAAGCGTTTAAATAAAATTCCCAGTTTGGACTGTTTATAAATTCTTCAATCTTGCCGTTATCATTGAAATAATCAGAGTCTGCAATTTCTAAAGCTAGCCCGGAAACGGAAATTGGACAAAATCTACTCTTGACAAAGCCTGAAAACGTAATAGGATATAATTTGACTGAGTCCAGCAATAAGCCTTCAACCTGTAACATGAATTCATTAACATTTTTATATTTTATATTCTTGAGTTGTACTGAAAAAGCATCCAGTTGTGTTTGTAAAAAAGAAGTATGTAATTTTACAGGATCTTGGTATCCTTTAAAAATTTTCAAAGAACTTAAAAATTTATCATCTCCAGATATTTTTCCTATTGTAACACATTTTTGAAATTGTAGCGAAAGCCTATCAAACATATCCACAACAAAGTTCATAGCCTGTGGTGGTGTTCCTTCTGCGTTATTAAGATTAAAAGTTTTTAAATTACCAGAGTCAGCACTAAGATAAATTGGCTCAAAAGTTCTTGAAACCCTGCCATACAAAAATTTTTCTGCAAAGTTGAAATCAACTAAATTTAAATAATTTTCATTTTTTGATTCAAAATCATAAATTATTCTTTTATTAAAAATACTAATTGTTGTTTCATTATCAGACTCTACGTAAAATTTAGACATTTTAAGACCTCACATCGCATTTTTTGAATGTTGGTAACCCACTACCTATGGAACTCGCTGTTGGGCTTTGTAGCCCCTCGTTGTTATCGAGCGATTGAACCCACTTAGCCTTAAAATTAGTAT